AAATCAAATATAAGAACAAGGAAAAAACATGGCGGCGATATTACGTAAGGGTGTAATGCTGTCACGCGTCAACAGGTGGCGTGCGTCCCCCACCCAAGGGGGTGGGTATGGAAAAATTAAGATGACGTGGATGGGGTGATCAAGAAAAAAAAAATAATGATGACGCGGATGGGGTGATCACCCATAAAAAAAAACCAAGCTGAGTCATTACCCCTATAAAAATGGGTGTGCCGCCCTACCTCACCGAGTCGCCTCGGATCTGCTCGAACAGTCGCCATGAAAACTCTGGTCCCGGTAAGCGAGAAAAAAAGGCGGGAGGCGGGGGGGAGGCACAGGAGTTTTTTAATGCTTTTTGTTTAGGTGCTGCTGGGTCTGTGCCTGCTGTCCGTTCGCGCTATGATGCCCGACACGTGCTCCTGGTTCCCGAACGATGACTGCCCCCGGTACGTCCGCAGAAATATCACCCGTGCGGGCCTCACGTTCTCGGCGTGTATGGAGGAGTGGGAAGACTGCTACATTCCCGGATGGATCGCCTCTCCGGAAGACCCTGGCTATTACGAGAAGCTGGGCAAAATGGCACGGTTATTCCGCTCGAGCTGCAACCTTCCCCGGCCAGACCCGGTGAAGCTTTGCTAGCTGGCAAAGGTTAATGATTAACCGAAATAAAGAAATGCTGCTCTTGAAAGTGTCTTCCGTGTGTTGGCGGAAGGGGTGGCGGGCGGGGTTCAGAGTCCGTTCTGCGTGCTGCGGCCATGTCGGCGTTGTACTTCTCGCTCATTATGCATCCCGCGAATTTTCCTCTGTGGTGCGGGGCTCACACAAACACATGCCGTAATATTGTCGAGAACGGCATGGATGAGAATACCGCCGCAAACGCGCTGGGTGAGTTTTTTTGCTCTGACAGGGTGAATGCTTTGTACATAGGCGGCGCTCCCGACTCGCACGGGGAGCTGTTTTTTAGGGACTTGGAGCGGTGTCTCCGGGGGGAACCAGAGCTGGTGTTTCTGCCGTCCGCCGCGGCGTACGAAGGCACTCCTGGGGTTAAATTTGTTATACGAGCAGTAGACGAAGAAAGCGAGTTGCCTACCGAAGCTGGTACGCACCGCGTCCTCCATTTTCCTCGTAGGGGTGGGGGATACAGGTCTTTTGACAGAAGTGACTTCTGTTGTTTTTTGTATTGCGGGAATACGGAGGAGGGACCGCACGACTACTTCCGCTGTCGGAACCCGGCTGGTCGCCTCTGTACCCGCCGTCGGTATGGCGGAGGTAGGACCTGCGGAGTATGTTTCTGGTGTCCCATGAAGAAGAGGCTGGAGAGACCGACCCCTCACGTAAGCGAGGAGGACGAGGAGCTTTTGGATGAGGGGTGTGTGGCGGAACCGCTAGGGGTCCCCAGAGACTTCTACCGGAGTCGTTTTTCGGATGCGGAAAGCGACCCACCGGAAACTGATGAGGAGCCGGATTCTGAGTGTGACTGGTGAGGTGAGCGCAGTCGCGACTGCGGGCAGCGTGCGTGCGGCGGGTTCGTTACGCGGGGACGGCACAGGGAAATGGCGGGGGCGGCGGGGGTAACAGACGAGCTCTACCACTCTTTGATCATGAGCCCGGTTGAGCCCTCCGAGTGCTTTGCTGGGTTGGGTCCGCTGGCATATGTTCTTGAGCTGAACGGGCTGGATCTGGGGGCTGTGGGGGCGGCCTTATGGGACTTCATGTGCCTGGACTCTGTCACCCGTTTTTATGTTGTCGGGTGCAGTAGGACTCATGCTCCCTTGTTCTTCCGGGATTTGAGGGCTGCTCTGGTGGACGAGCGGGAAATAGGTTTCTCGGTGGGACAGCCGGGGTCGTGCAGACGTAAGACCGTAGTGTACCTCGGTAGGAGGGGGAGGAAGATGGTTTTTGACTGCGCGGCCGCTCGGGCGATAGTGTTTCCTTCCCTCTCGGCCGAGAGGTACAGCCGGTACACGCGGGGCGACCTGTGCGCGTTTCTATTTTGCGCGAATGGTGAAGACGGGCCGCAGGAGGGTTCGCGTTGTTGTAATCCGCGGGGAAGACTCTGTGTCAAGAGTTTTATGAGTCGGGTATCATGCGGTGTCTGTTTTCACCGTCCCGGGAGCCCGAAAATGGCTCCGCCATCCCTTGGCCGGCTGCTGGACGCTTTAGATCTGGTTGATGTGGATGAGGGTGTGGTGGCGGAGCCCCTGGGAATACCGAAGGAAGTGTATCTACTGGCGCTGGAAGAGTCTGATTTTGAGCTCGACATAGACGAATTGCAAATCAGTGACTCGGAGTAACGGGTTACAACTTTCTGTTTCTAGCATGAGTAACATAGACTACTTCTTGTGGAATGGCTGCGACGGACATCGGCCGTTACTTGTGCCGAAGGACTACGTACTGTCTCCTTTGCCTATATTTGAGCGCGAACTAGAGCTTCTTGACCTGGGCCGGTGGTTCGGTGCGGTAATCCGGTTCGGGGACTGTAGGGGAGTAGCTGTAGCATCTGCGGAAATTTACGGGAGATTGCTGTCTGCTTGTGAGGGAGCGACGGAATGGATAGCAGTTTGTGAGGACGGGGAAGACGGGAGACCGCTTGTTAACGTGCTTTTCAGGGACGACCGCGTTCTGACTGGGAAGCCGCGGGAGCGGTTACGAGCAGCTTGGCTTGACATTTGCGAGAACGTTAGTCTCCGTGTAAAGTACGGGTCTGATAACAGCTTAATGATTTTGCACTGTTACGGGTGTTATCGAATGTCCTTTGCTCTCATGCACTGCTGTAGGGGCCCTTGTTGGGTAATGAGTAACGCAGATAAGCTTTTACAAGCCGCGCACGACATTTGCGTGTGGGAGCTGAATGCTTGTTGTAAGAGACCGCTGCATTAAGAGTTTTATGGGTATTCCGGCTAATCTTTGTAAACCATCTGGCATCGGTGTGATCTGGGACTTTCCGTGATGACTTTGTAATTATCTGCTCAAGCGGGGCTTTTCTCTCCGATCTTCCTGGAATCATTGGACTTTTTGTTGCGCAAGGGACGCGAAATTGAAAACAGCTAACGATTAATCACGCTGTCTTGTCGAGTATATGTAAGGGGAGGACCATTTCAAAGTCGTATGGATTCGAGCTCGGGCGGTCAGCGGCCACCGGTGCGGGTAAGGAGACCTCTTGCAGTAGTATACTGTGTCTTTTATGTCTCTTGGTTACTAATGCCAGGTGTCTCCTTCCAGAGGCGGCTGACTTACCCCGCCGCTGAGTCTGGTCCTCCTGCTGCCTGCCAGCTCCCTGCGCCTTCCTCGTCTCCCAGCACCATTCTGAGAGCGATAATCAGGTGTCTCGCCGACTGCAAATTGCAGTGATGATCACCTTTGTCCTCATTCTGCTCTGCTTTCTGAGCGGCGGTGACGGGGTTTCCGATGACGAAGATGCGTCCGGAGGGTCCGGAGACGGCTCTCCTGCACCTACCGTCTGGACAACCATCCCGTATACCGCGCTGCCGTCGCCGCCCCCCGTTCCAGGGAAAAACCGGTCTGTCCCGGTGGTCGAGTTTCCAGAGGTCATGATGTGGCCTAACTCCCGCCCGGGGGGACTTGGGGCTGACGAGATCGGGGCGATTGTGGTTGTTTGTGCGGGTTGCCTGGGTTTGTGCTTTGTAGTGTGGTACTGGTATCGGGCCAGCCGTGGGGGAAGCTATGTCGTCGCTTCCACCGCAGCCCATCCTCAAGAAGATGTGGAGATGCTGTAATGTTCCCCGCAATAATCGTGCTGCTACTTAGCTAGCTTGAAGTAGTACTGGCATAGCCTATAATCAGTTCTGGCATATACCGACAACACTATGAATAAAGAGCTTTTTGCACACGCCGGAAGTTTGGGAGTCTTTGGACGGGGTGGGAGCGGCGGGGACGGAGTGCGAGTAACCACCGCGGGACGGTTTATGAGCAGTAGTTGCCACATCGGCTGGGCGTTTGGGTTGGAGGGGGGGGGGAAGCTGGTGCTACGTGTAGATACTGAGGCGTAGGTGACACGTCGGCCGCGGGGCTGGCCGAGATTCTCAGGGGAGGGGAGGGGAAGTGCATCGTACAGTTGTTTGGGATTCAGTGGGCGATCATGAGAATCGTTCCCGTTTACAATAAGCCTGTGTGCAGAGAGCCACAAACGGCTTGTCCAGGTTTTCTACAACATGGCCGCCAAGAGTTCGAGTGCCACCCGACCATTGTCCCATACGAGTATAGATGCTGAGGCGTAGGGACAGGATAGACACATTCAGCAAAGTGCATCGTACAGTTTTTAATGGGATTCAGTGGGCGATCATTAGTAAATGGTACGCGTATTGGGAGAAGTCGTTCTCGTCTACGATGTGACCGAGAATGAGAAATAGGCTGTAGAGAGCCATGAAATAAGCCTGTGTGCAGAGAGCCACAAACGGCTTGTCCAGGTTTTCCACAACGAAGCACAGCCCCAATATAGCCGCCAAGAGCTCGAGTGCCACCCGACCATTGTCCCATACATCTGAGCAAGACACAAGTAAGATGCTGTTGTTTTATTGAGTATAGATATAGCAAGGGTAAAGTGCGCTCAGCCTTCGCGGAGTAGTTAAGCGGGAAACGGCGACTGCAGTCGTCAGGGTCGCGGGGAGAGGGTGTTTCTCGGGAGTTCTCTAAAAAAAAATATGTTGTTGTTTTTCTTACCCTCGGTAACGAAGAACATGATGGGGAAAGCCAGCGCCACGGCAACTCCCAGCACTCCTACCACGGCAGCGCCAAGCGTGTCGTCCATCTACGAAACAAAATACTTACATGGCATGCCCGTTTTGGGGCTCACAGGTAAGACGTGAGTTTCCTTCTGCAGCTCGTACACTTCGTAGAATCCCTTCATGAGCAGCCTCTCCCACTCAGGCAGTGCCTTCCACAGGTTACAGTAATGTTTAACGGACAGCCCCTCTTTTGCTTTAGAAACACAGTGGGGCCAGGTGTCCCCGTAGCGAAAGCATGTGTCGTGCCAGGTAGCAGCGTGTACAGCGTCTAGATCTGCATCCTCTTCTAAGAGGGCAGAGAGTACAGCATCCGCGCTGCTAACATTGGCCCGACAAACGCTGACCCAGAAGCTGAGAGGGAAGCATATCTGGCCGTTCACGCCGTGCGGCTCGTGTTCCCTCGTGCAGTAGCTGGGTACTATGCCACCGCTGTGGTCCATAGACATGTACTGGATAGGCTTCGGAGAGAAGGGGAACGCATCCTCCCCGGTGGGGAACCACTCAGCACCCCCGCGACGGGGAGTCCTGAGTGGCTTCCCGCCTGTCCCCGTCAGGAGTAAGGCGATGACCGCGACGGCGCCGACAGCGTTCATCCCTGCAGGAAAGAAAGACAGCGTACCTGTGCAGCTGTGCCCTTCCTTTAGTGCGCTGGCTTATATGCAGCCGTGTGGGGCTGGGGAAAGTCCCTGTTAATGTTTTACCGTTTATGGTGAAGGAAAAAATGCTGAGTTGTTTAGTTAAACTGTAATCTGTATACATTTCCCAGATAGATAATTGAGGTCATCGTTGGAGGTCGGGAAATTACGTGGAGATTTGGTATGGGATGGGTCACGGGTCAAGTACCGTTTTGTTAACGCTGACTTGCAGATGGCGGAGATGGAGAGAGTTACACAAAGGAGAAATGCGAGCACAGCTAGCAGCAGCTCGGCATCTGTTGACGGTGGGGGCTGGGATTCCTCAGGCAGAAGGACGCTGGAACAGAGGGACTCATGAGCGGAATGGCTGCGCTCACCCTCAGGGGTAGATTGATGTACCTATCGTTTGGCGGGGCAGTCAGATACGGTCCACGTGATGCGTTTGCCATCTGCGACCTACAATAAAGAGGGATTAAGAAGGTGTAAATGTTTAACGATACCGGTTATATCTATGCCCTGGATAGGAGGCCGCCGCTGCTGCCTGGAAACTACGGGGATTTCCAGCTCAGGTAATTTCGCTTCTTATTTCTCTAGAATGACGAATACCCCCGAGCCTGAGCTTGAAAGCGGGATATTTAAAGACGAAGTCTTGGCAGATGTGGACCGGATGAAACATAAGGTGTTCGCGTTCGTATCCGCCACGGAGAGCCTGGAGAGCTTCTGCATAAAGCCTTGCAAGATAGTGTTTCAGCTTTTAAACGACCGCACTGTGTATGTTGTGTCAGAGATAGACGTGTTTCCAGAATTCTGTCCCCATGACTTTTTCCTGTGGTTGAATGATTATGAGAGGGTGTGTACAGCCGTAGTGCCCGTTCGGTGGGAGGAAATAGATGATGCTCTGGACCACTCGGAGAACGAGCTGGTGTTTTACTATATGGTAAACTATGGTGAGCCGCGGGCTCGAGAAGCACTTGAAATGTTCACCGAGCAGTATTTTCCTCACTATCTTTGATGTTTTTTCAGCGGTATGGCGGAGCCGTCCGGAATGCCCCATATATGCTGTACAGACACGCGACCCGCACACGGGCAGAAAGTAGCAGCGTCGGGTGTGTGTTCTCAGTTCTGTCCTCCCGCGATTATCACTAACTGCTTTATAGGCTGGATTCCTGAAGTAATATATCGCTATTTTTTCTGCGATTTCGCTATAACGCAGCAGCAGAATGTGTATTGGTCCCACGGCCGCAGGCGTGTGTATTTCTACGTGCACTGCCACTGCGACCGCCCTTACAGCTTGCAGTGTATTGCCGCCCGCCAGTCCATGATTTTTCTGCTTGCGATGATAAAGCTCGAACTGCACACTGAGAGTTTAATCAGGAGCCCGCGGCTATGTTGTGATACATGGCGCTGCTCTCCGTTGGCTTTCCTGGGGGCTATACGCTGTACTAAGTATCATTGTTATTTTTTTAAGCTCGGGTTTACTGAACGCTCCCGGTACGTTATGTGGCCCAGCTGTTATTGCGGTGTATGTGTTCGTATTAACCCTAGCCTGGCTATAGTTGTCATGTTCTGTCAGTGTATAGACACTCCAGAAAGATGTGCAATGATGTGCGAGCGGGTGTATAATGTTCTGAGAATGTTTTTGTGTTGCTGCAGCTCACCTAGTGCAAGGCGGATTGTGAGTCAGACTAAGCTCTCCGGCATATTTGAGTGATGGCGTGTGCTCGTGGCCCGGCACACTGCGTTGCTCTGCTCGAACAGAAGTATGTTGTTCTGGAAGACATAACTGGTATGCTCCCCCCTCCAATCAAGCGCATCATATCCCTTAGCTTCTGTCGATTACCCGTTTGTCGGAATTTACTGCACTGTCATTGCTTATCTCCTTACAACTTACAATGCAGGTGTAGCACTTTGATTGTAAAGCTTGTGTGCGAGGCTTCGTTGCCTGTCACGCGTATAGTAAAGAATTATAGTACCTGCTGTAGTCGGTTTGATGTTACCCAGTGTGCATCTACATTGTACGTGGAGACGCCTCGCGTCAGCGCAGGGCAAGTGTATTCGGTACTGCAGGAGTGCAATACCGAACCTGAAATGCTACCTATCTCGTCTGGTGCTTGTATTATCTTGAAGAACACCTGCAGGCCGTCTGTCGTTGTTACGTTACTTATACGTATGGTCAACTTGGCGTCCCCCAGTCGTTTCGGCTATCATGTGGGGGACCCTGGAGAGCGAGGAGGAGAACTAGAGAACGGCCGATACTGTCTCCTCCGGTTTATAGACAGCGCGGGACTGATACAGGAGCGGTTGGTGAAGTCTCTCCATTTCGAGGACGCCAGGGCTGAGGAGCCGACGTATCCCCCGCCTCGGTTTGAAAGTGGACGGTGGCGGTGTTTCTACTGGCCGGAAGCCTGTGAGTGCGAAGAGAGGTGTTCCTGTAGCAATTTTCACAGCATTACTCTGTCTCCTTCTAGCGTTCGGGATTACTTACTCAGTAACTTGACGAAACCACTGGCATTATGGAGATATGTGCAAGTACACTTTTAGTTTATTGTAGTGAAATAAAAGCAGAATCCGCTGTGTAAGAAAACGGTAATGGGGGAGTTGTAAAGTACAGGCCGGACTGGCTCGTATCAAAGAAATTCTGTCCGTCTGTCTGTTGGGTTATAATGAAGGTGAAATAAATGATTTTGTTCGCACTGGCATTTTCTCTTTGGCAAACTGTGTAGTACATCCTCGTTGTGCCGTTATCGTAGAACTTCAGCTGGGGATTTCCTCCTGACATAAAGGCGACTTGAACGAAGTTGCCTAGTTGGAGCGGCAGGTAGTAGCGGCCGGGGGTGAACGAGAAGGATGGGAAGCCGGCGGGTTGAAAGTAGGACAGGTTGCTGTCACTGGGGATGAGGGTGGCAGTGGGAAAGCTACTGACGTTGTCTGCTCCTCCTAGCGGTGCTACAACTAAGCCAAAGCGAATTCCCTCGGGAATACTGCTGGTGTAGTATGTCCCGGTTCCCTTGGGCCAGCTATCGCTAACGCCTTTCACCTGTAGCGTTCCGTGCACCATTCCATTCAGCCAGACCATCTGAACGCACGCTGCTACCTTCGTTGTCAAGTCTTCGGGGCAGACAACGGTGACGTCGTAGGTTGTAAGGGAAACATCGCCGCTGCGGTATGATATCAGCTTTGGTTGTAGGCAGAGCTGGGGAGGGGAGCTGGAGTCGTAGTAGAAATCGTTCTCGTTTACGTTGGTCTGCAGCGCATTTTCGGCGACTTGCAGGCCCTTACCGACACTTAGGCCTATGAGTTGATTGGTTAGCGTGAGAGGGGGAGAAACAGTAATGTCTGCAAGTTTCAAGGTGAGCTGGTTATTTACAACCTGGAAATTTGAGGCGTTGTACTGCAGCTGAAGGGACCCGGAGGCAGACAGGGAAAGGGGCGGGGTGGGCACGTTGAGATTAAGAACGCTGTTGCTACTGTTTAAACCCGAGCCTACAGAGAGTCCTATGTAATCGTTATTCCCCATCAGGATAAGAGGGGGGACGGGAGTCACCGTCAGTTCTCCGTCGCGTACGGCTATGCCTTGTCCCACACCGACGGAAATCACGCCGTTGCTTATAGAGAGAGGGGGATCGGCGGTAAATAAGGAGCGGAGCGTAAGGGCTCCGCCGTCCAGAGTAAGGGGGTCCTTATAGAGCAGAGCGAAGGAGTTCCCGTCGTTGTACAGGGGCAACTGTGCGTTCATTGCGTTTGGCGACGATATCAGCTCTCCGTCCTCAGTTACTTGCAGTCCATCCCCGTACTTCAGAGTGACAGCGTTCTGCTCTATTGTTAGAGGCGCGGCGGTACGTACCGATAGGCCGCCGACGGACAAGCCGGAGCATGGGGTAATGAAGGGGGGAAAAACGCTCCCTCCAGTGAAGGGGTACACGGGATTATAGCAACTGGTGCAATCGGCGGCCCGGGCTCGCTTCATCTGCAAAAGAACACTGGCTGCAGTAAAATGCCACATACCATGTCGCCTACAAGCTATTGGCGGCGAGGTAGCTAAAGCTTATGGGATAAATTAGCATTGTTCCTGTTATTCCAGGGGTGAAGAGGTAGTTTGTCTGTCCGCTTTTGTTCTGTAGGGAGAAGTGCAGCACGGTTCCTCCTTCACTGGGAAATACGATGGTACACTGAGAAACATCGAATTGATTTGCCCACGCTCCGGAGCACGCGGGGCGAAACACAACGACTGTACCACCCTCAGGGCTGACATAGCCAGACGACTGGGATGTGGTGCTGGTTGTTATGCCTCCGTGGGGAGTGAGGTAACTGCTGCCGGCACTCGCCGGAACGTAGGTAGACGGTACGCCAGAGTTGAACAGCTCGCCCAGTCTGAAAACGAAGTCGGAGGAGGGAGCAGTTGAGCCGTAAGAGCTCCACTGCGAAGTGTCTAGCTTAAGGGCCATTGTGCAAACAACGAGCCCCCGTATGTTAAGGCGCTCACAGAACACGGAAGCGGGGAATTTCACCCCTGCTGAAGAGACTATATTAACCGCAGAAAAGTTGTCCAACGTGTCCCATCCTTGCACCGCGGAGAACATCTCCGTGGGTGCCTGCAAGCTCCCCTCTCTGACTGTCAGTCCGTCGCCCACGCTTAGCCCTAAGGCGCCGTTGGTAATGGTGACAGGGGCAGTTACGGCGGGTGAAGAAACTAGTGCCCCAGATTGAACGGCCAGGCCCGAGCCCAGAGAGAGGGAAATAGAGTCGCCTAACAACTGCAAAGGAGGGGCTGGGTTGAGGGAGGAGGCGAGGACGCCACCGGAGACAGCCAAACCGTTTCCCACAGCTAAAGCAAGGGTGTCCCCGCTGATACTCAAGGGAGGAGAAGCCGTCAGGCTGCTTGCTAGGGCTCCGTCCGCTACTGTTAGGCCCGATCCTACAGATAGGTGCAGCGTACCGCCGCTGTTGCTCAGGGGGGGAGACACCGAGGCGGCGGCGGCCGCTTGCAGGGCCCCGGAAGAGTCTACCGACAGGCCGCTGCCTATTTTTAGGGCCACGGCGTTGTTTCGTAGCGTTAAAGGCGAGCTGACGTTGAGCGACAGCTTCAAGCCCTCAGTTTCCAAGCCACCCCCGACGTCGATGAACGGGGGCAGGGGTGCAGTCACTGCTTCATCGAAGGGGTAAACCAAGTCCACCGCGGAACTTTCGTCTCTAGGTCTCTTGGCAGCAGGTTGCATCTGAAAAATATAACATCTGTCTGCTACTTTTCAGTTCGGTCTGCGGTGCAGTACTACCTAGCGGGAGAGATGACGACGGTATACTACAATGACACCTTACTACTCTCTTCCCCTTTTACCCTACCCCCCTTGAAGTGGATTAAGGTAGCCCGCGCTCTGAACGTTACCATGGAGAATTACGGCGCCGTAGTGAAGATATACGACTCGAACGACCGTTATCAGGAACTGCGGTAAGCGTTTATTGTGTTACATAACAGGGGGAGCAGCATACTTTAGGGAGTAGTCAGTTACACGCCTGGGGTCTTTCGAGGGCTCGAACAGGGGACTGAATTCCTTGGGGAAATATGCGAGATTGCCAGAGAACGGTTCACTGTAAACGACGGGAGGGAACTGGCTCAAGAACTGAAGAGGCGTAAGTCCTTCCTGGCGGGGGACCGTTGCCTCCTCTGTAAGCAGATGGACGCTGTCGAGCCGCTTTCCTCGACCCGTGAGCGGAGCTTGTATTTGTTGGCCGGGTCGACTATACGTTTCGAGGTCGGCATAAACTGCCCTGGGGTACGATGACAGCGCGTTACAGCTGCCTCCACTTATAGTTTTCCACGAACCGTCCTCGTAGACTTGCCAATTGTGAGGGAAGGGACTGCTGTCTCTGCTGAGTTTTCTGTATTGTCGGCCGTCTCCAAGGCGATAGCTCCCGCCTGCAAGCTGTTCCCCTTGCCATGTTTTGACCTTGTCCGTTATTACACTATCAGCAAGCGAGGGATCTTTGGCGGGAAGATAGGAGGACGCAGGTGCTGCAGCTGACACTTGAAAGGCCCGCGCCGACGAACGGCCAACGTCCAGCAAATTCCTTTCCTCATTTAGGGCCATAATCCGGTGGTAAAGGTCAGGCGCTGAATTGAACCAGCATGGCACCGAGCCATAGTCTTGGCGGGCTCCTGCTGGATAGCCCGTCTGCGGTTGGTAGGTCCACAGGTAGGGAGTGACGGGAGCGGTCATAACACTATTTAAACCGTCTCTCCCTGGCGGGAACGGTACTTTTGGAGTAGCTTCTTGGCGTCTTCCAGGCACTTGCTGGCTTTCTCGTACTCCCGCTCGTACAGGTAACGCTTAGTAATGCTGGCGAGGGTCCTGTTTCTCACCTGCACGTGAGCGTGCGGGTTCTTTTTGGCTTCTTTTCTAATCTGCTCCAGCACCTCAGCTATCTCGTGCTTTAGCTCTGTGTGAAGCTGGTACGACTGCAAGCCGTAGTTTCCTAGAAAAGTAAGAGTATATCAACCCCTTCAATAACGGAGGGTGGGGGGGGGGCGCCGAAATAGGAGCCTACTTACTACACGGTCGGCTGGCCCTGGTCCCATCGTCCTGTTCCCGCCCTTCGTACTCTCCGTTCTCGTCGCTGCTTTGACATTCCCCTTCGGAGAGGGACTGCCTTTCCATCATGGCCTGGAACACTGCGCTCTTCTCCTTCCCCGTTAGCTGAGGCTGTTTCAGGGGCTTGTAGTGCTTCGGGCGGGGAGATCTCTCCATCTTGTCTGTCTGGTACTTGCACGGAAAGCGGTTCTCCGGTGTCTGGGTCCAAATACACACCTCCTCCCCGTTTTACGAGCTCTATTTCCCGCCTAACTTGCGTTTCCCTCAAAAGAGCCAATAGCTTTTCGTTTTTTATGACTGCTGCGGTAAGCTCCCCCCTAAATCTGGCCTTCTCGTTGATATATAAGGTTACACGGTCGAAAAAGTAGTCCGCAGAGTTAAATTTTTGCAAGTATGCGTTTGCGAACGTTTGGGGGGATAGTTTTATGACCTTCGTTTTTCCCTGGTCGTCGGGAGGGGATTGAAACTCGAACTTGTTTATGGTCAAGATTTCCTCCAGTAGCCTAGGGTTGTAGCACGGCATTCGATGTGGTGAGCAAAGGTTGCACTCGCAGAGACAAGTGGAGATCTGAGGCCTCTCTACCCTCTGCCTGTAGCAGCCATGATTAAGCAGGAAGGCGCTCAGACGCATAAGCAGTACGTGAGGCCATAGCACCGGATGCGCTTCCTCGAAAGCGAGGGGCACCATGTCGGATGGGAGCATAGGACACATACTCTGGGGAACACCTGACTTCATACAGATAAACGTGCGAAAGTTACTAAGCTGTGCTTGATTAATGAAGTCAGGGAGGTTTGCACACAAAGCTTCTACCATTACGTCCGGAAAGACGAGATCCGCTATTTTCGTTCCGGCGGCAGAGGCGGAAGTGCAAAGCAGTATGTTGGGGAGCTCGCCTGTAAGGGCCCTGCGAACGCCTTTGAGTGTTTTCTCGTCTAGTGTCTGCTGCCAGATGTCCATGGCTGTCTGCCATGTCAGTAACAAAAACAAGTAGATGCAGTCACACATGTAATCCGCCCTGTCAAGATCGAGCAGTTGGTTGTGCAGCTCGCAGTTGTTGAGGCGGTTTCTGTGAGTCAGACCGTGGTAGGTAACAAATTCGCTTAGGTTGCAGTTTGTCAAGAGGTGTATCAGCTTGACAAACCCGTGGTGGAATGTGTAGTGAAGGGATTCCTGTACGTTCTTAATTACGTCAGGCCTCATAAAAAGCCTTTTCATACATTCTAAGCAAGTGGAGGTAGTAACTGCATTCAGTAGTCTTTTTCTGACGCGTTCCGGGTCTTCGTCTCCGCACACCTGGGATATAAGGACGTCGGAGACCGCGGCCTCGTATTCCTCTACACTGTTGGGCTCCTGCGGTTTACCCACGAGAACCTCTATCAGAAGCTTTTGTAGTGGAGCGGGCAGGGCAGTGCATGGGAAAGCAAACGTGGACTGTTCGGAGGCCTTAGCTTTGAACCAGCTGAGCCGGCTGCTGTCTTCCTCTAATAATGCTAACTTCTGGTTACTTTTCAGCTCGGCTATCGGGAGGACATTCCCCAGGGAGTCGTTCCAGTTGCATTCTCCCGGGTCCGGCAGCTCGCACGGTAAGGTCGACGTTTCCCAGAAGGAGGATAAGGTCTGGGTACCAGAGCGATTTGCCTTACAGGACATAGGGATGGGAAGGTTCAAGAAAAAAGGGAAGTGCAGGGCGAGACACTCCGGCGTGAGAAAGGGAGGGAAGTAATTTAGCCGAGGGTCGGGGTCGCCGTCCGCCTTTCTCTCCTTGGGTGTGAATAGGGCTGCTGCGAGCTTCTCCCCTAACTGCGTGACGTCGTCAGCGTCTAGCTCCTCTCCCAAGATGGTCTTCATTATCTTGGCTTGCCTAGCGAGATGCTTAGTCAAAGTGTCGTCCGGTACTCGACCGGTGCCCGCTCCTGATTCCTCCATGTGTGTGTCTTTCAGGCGCCCTGAAATAAGAGGGAAATGGCTCTGTCTAAAAGGTCAAGGAAGGAGCACTCCGGTGGCAGGATGACTGCCGAGGAAGCGGAGTTACACTTGCAAGAGGCCTTAGACATCTGTGCGAAGTTTGCCGACCATTACAAAATCGTTTTAAGTAATTTCTCTTTTTCCCCAGAGGACACTAGCTTAGAAAAAATAGTGGGCGCAGCCATGAGGAAGACCAAATACAATCCCCTATACAGCAACATCAGGTCCATGCATAAGGTAGGAGCGAGGATGCTATACGCCGCCATCTCACAGGCAGCCAACTTGGAGCCTAAGTTCAATGTATCCGGCTGTTCTCTGTGGGTACACGGCTGGGACAAACAAGTTAGGTGCTATCACGGGTCTATAATGGCGATGAAAGAGAACACGGTGGAGCTCGCTCCATCCAGCGAGGCAGGTGTCACTGCTCTCAAGGAAGGCCGCGGGGTGCTAACTACGGGGAAGTGGGGCAGGCAGGCCGTAAAAGTCTGTAACCCTCACTACGCCGTATGTACGGAGGATTTAGACCAGCGCTGCGGGTCTTACTGCAATAGCAGCTGCGGGCTCTCCTTTACGGATGCCCACAAGGCTATTACGGCCCTGAAAAACTACAACGCACTTACAGCCGTGCTCTTTCCCAAGCAGAAAGCTGACCACTTTATGCTGATACTGGACGCTTGTGACTGCACGTACGGCAACAAGAGTGTGTTAGGCAGGCAGATTCCCCGAATGACGCCCTTTAGCGTGACAGGGTTAAACGATATCAGCCCCCAGGCTCTAGAGTCTACCAAAAAGCCCTTTGCCAAGTATCCCGCTGTCATGGTGTTTCAATGTTGCAATTACAACCAAAAGAAAGGGAGCACCTGCGATATAAAGATAAGTTCGCCCGACCTTCTATTCCTCCTTACTCTGGTACGCGCCTGCTGGAAAGAGGTCATGAACACCGCTATGCCCATTCGCTTCCAACATTTCAAGTGGAGTCCGGAGAAGCAGGTTAAGAACGTCCTCCTCCCCGATGCTATCTCGTGCATGGACGACCTCCCGTTTGGAGAAGCCCCGTCCCCGAAGAAGCTACGTCTGCAAGAGGAGCCGCTGTCTGTGGACAGCGACTCTGATCAAACCATCATAGACGATTAAATTGTCAGGAATGTGTCTTTATTAAACCGAGACGTGTGTTATATACAAGCGTTCTCTGGTGTTTTCTGAAATACGAGCTATTCGCGCTAAGAAACTTGTACATCACTTTCTGATTCCAATGCAACTTAGCAGGGTCGGCAGGCCTCAATGCCGAAGCCGTCCCTTCCATAGCCTCCAGAACCTTCACGGTGGCTGGGGCTGTTGGACAAACATTGAAGCAATACAGAAATACAACACAGAACAGGCCGCACGCTCCGGAGCACGTACACTGCACTGCTTGTGTGTTTTTCTCCAAGGTAACGCAGTGCGATGGGGTACTGAGGGCGGACCGGGCTACCATTGCTTTGTATGAGAACCCGTAATACCTCATTAAGTCCCTGTCTTTCCATCCCAGCGGATCAAACAGGTACAGAACTTTCCCCCGTGGCTCCCAGGCCATTGCTATCCAGTGCATTCCGCCGCTTTGCCTTGAGCCTGTGTTTATTATCGCCGTTTGCTTTCGGTCTGCTTTTATAAAGCCCGGGAACGAGCAATCGAAAGTGCCAAGGAAAGAGGAGGATATGCCCAGAGACCGCATCAGCTGCCACAACTCTGCCTCGGAGGTCCCGCTCATGTGGTCGCGCTACCGGCAGCGAAGGGCAGTCTCAAGTAGGCCACGCTTATCCCGCTGCGGGTAGGTTGGTTTATCACCACCTGGTCAAAAACCCCAAAAAGAAGCATCAAATAGGTGGGCTCTGTCATCGCGTCTACTTCAAATATCATATTAAGAGAATGGCTGGAATTAGAGTACATAACGCTCTGGCCGAGGTCGGTGAGCGTCCCCATGTTTAAGAAGTTGCTACTGAAAGGAATCATCCACATGTACCTGTCTACAAGGAACTTAGACTCTGTTTTCTGGTCTAGAACAGCGGCGTCTCCTATTAGAGGGTAGGGCCAGTTACACACGTATAAGTGGCCCGTGTTCTCCAGCAGTGGACAGCTGCTCGGCTTTTGCTGCAGCCCGGAATTGTTCCATATCGTGAGGCTGTTATTGGATGGGTCATTTACATAAGCTGAGTACAAGTCGTAGTACTGGTTTGTAGACCAGTCCGGCACCTGTCTGCTCATAGGCTCAAAATTAGAGACAAAATCGTAGAATTTAGGTGCCGGTAACGAATACCCTTGATATGCCTGGTTGTAATTTGCTGCCATCTGCACCATGAACCAGTCTTTCGTTATAGTGGACTGGCTGGTTGTGTAGCCCTCGGGGTCATTCTCTAGGCTCCTTTTCACCTCAAACCAGTTAGGGGTCAGCAGCCTGTCGTTACCGGGCCACGGGACGCTGGAGTCCCACTGAATGGACACCCTGTTGAAAGTGTGCGACAAGTAGCATGTTCCATCCAATAAGGGAATGCTTCCGGAGTACGTGAAGTTCGGGTCCTTTGTGGAGGCGATAACAGGCGTCTCGCTTTGCTTGATGCGAGTGAAAGTCCACCCCCTAAAGGCGCCCCACGATCTGTCAGGAACGTTGACTACAACAGACGTTGCCCCTGCGGGAATCTGATACAGATTGTTCACTGCTCCGAGATAGTCAGAGAAATTCTGGTCGTTGGTAGCGTTCCTGAGCATGAGTTCCAGCTCCCCCACGGTCTCGTACGCCATAGGAAAGAAAGAAGCGTACAAGTTCACGCTCGTATACGTAATGACGGCACCGTCCGCCCTCAGGTCGTTTCCCAGGGTGCTTTGTAAAACCATATTCGGGTCCTTTCTGAAGTACCACTCGTAGTTGTATGTACCCGGACACAAGAGCAAGTTTTTAATCGCGAAGAACTTCTGAGGAACCTGGATGTGGAACCGGCAGTATCTGCCGTTCCCCAGCAGCTGGGAGCGATATTTCAGACCTAGGTTTCTATGGTGGTTGAAGGGGTTTTGCGTGTCCATTACGTCCGGGGACCATCTCGCCCCTATATTCGTCCAGGTGTCTATTATGTTTGGGAGAGGAAGCCTGGCGTTCATGTAACTGTAGCTGGCGGTATTCGTGCTTACGGGTACCCCGGTGGGATTGACCTTTAGTCGGTCAGGGAGGTACATGGCGACATTGGACCACAGGAAGGTCCTCTGCAAGTTGGCCATAAGGTTCATCTCCATGGCTGGAATATTGCCAAAAGCAATAGCGGCGGTCTGGTCTCCGTCGGTGGCGGTGTTACCGGTCACCGTGGCAACTTTCCCACTAAGAGGATACGCAAAACTGTTCTGTACCCCGCGGAGAGGAAACGTGAGGGCGGGAGGCCCCTCCTCATAGCCGTCATTTTCCAGAATGCGCACAGACTTGTCGTACGAGTCCACGGCCTGGTTCCATATGGTAAAGTAGCGGTAGCGGTCCGTGAGGTCCGCAATTAAGTACTGGTAGCTCAACTCGGTGTTGCGGTCGTTCAAGTCGAGCACCACGTTTAGCTGCTGGGTCTGACTGGAAAAAGACCCGGTATTTGACCCCGAGTTGTAGTACATGAGGCCAATAAACATGTCTCGGAACCCGATGTAGTTTACTCGGTTGCCTATGGCCGTACACTGGGTGTCGTTCAGATAATCGACCAGATGGGCATCTGGGACTTGCCAGTCGATAGTGTCCCCGGCAGCTACCCCTGTCACAGACCCGCTGGCAGTCGCGGTGTTAAAGTACACACGGGTAACCCCGTTTGCAGAAACGGCGCCGGAGGCGGCCTGGGGGGCAGTCCAGCTTCCGTAAGCAGGGAAGGAGTTAACGGCGCTTCCCACGGTGGCGGCAGTGATGACTCTGCCGGTTCCGCCTTCATTGTCACCCGGCTCTGACAACCCTCCATAGTTCCCGTCTCCGGTCTGAGGGTTCGGATTAGTCGCTGTCGTCTGCTGCGCGATTGCTTCTGTCACTCCCTGCCCGGTGTACGTGTACAGGGCGGGCAGCTGTGCAACGTAGTAGTTTCTGGCCCCCCCGGTAGTCGTCGCGTACAGGCCGTTCGGCAATGCAGAGCGAGGGGCGAGAGAGTTGTATGCTGTGCCCTGGTACGGTTTAAAAGACGGCCCGCGGTCCAGGACGCCTTGAATGTCAAAATAACTACTGCCCATGTCCACGATACGGTTATCGCCCACATTGAGGGTGAATCGAGCTCTAAAGTAGCTCTCTGTGTCCTCCGTTTGCACAGGCACGATGCGTAGGTGCAGCTTTTGGGATCTGTCCGTGGTAACACCGGCAGATGGAGCCACATAGGGATCTCTAAATTTTTCTCCAATGCTAAAGTAATTTTGTGTGGCAGTCATAAACTGCACCAAATTTTCGGAAAGGTACTCCCTCGCGCTCCTACCAGATATGTGAAAAAATTCACGCTGGGGCTCCATCTGGAACAGAAAAACGTGTCTTAATAGCAATATCGTCTCCTAGAAAATCGTACTCCATCTCCCGTGATTCCGTCTAACACGGTACCCCAGCTTGACGGCCTTCTCCTCTTTCTCCTACCGTTCGGCACAGTTACGGGCACAGGTTGCAGAGTCACAGGTTCAGCTGGGAGGGGCGGAGCCTGCAGGGTTGCGGGCATGTCTTTTGGAAGTGGTTCGACCACCGGCACGGCAGGGGTTACTGGAGCCTTGGAAGAGCTCATGGCAGCTACCAGCTGGGCTAATTGTTCCTGAGTCATTGGGGGATTTTCGGGCGTTTGCGAAGCCAGCACTCGGTCCCTTAGCTTCTGTAGGTCACTTTCCACCTTTAGCTTCCCGACGTCCACCAGGCTGCTCACTGCCTGTCCAGCCAACTGACCGATATTCTCTAACACGCCGCTTTGCAAGATGCCTGATTTCGCCTGCTGGAAAGCTTGGGAGTTGCCAATCTTTCTCGCAGAGCTACTGATGAAGCTGCCCAGCTTACTGAGACCTGAACTGAGGCTAGCACCAAAGTTAGACCAGCTGAAGCCTCCTCTCATGTCACTGTTTCCCACGCGGGACCCATACACGGGCTGGAGGCCACAATGGGGAGCGAGTCTCGCGAAAGCCATTTACTGTTCTTTGGAAGGCGACGGGGATCTGTCAACGAGAAAGCGTTTCAGTGTCGTCGAGCGTTCTTAGCAGCGATGACTGTACTCGCAATAGCGGGCGCAGCGCCAATAGCGGCGCTTATCAGAGGTATCAGCAGTGGCAAGAATCCACCCTTCAAGCGCCTTCGATTACTTCTACACAACCTAGGTCTGCCAAAAACGATGGACAGTCTTTTACGACGCGATCGGCCAGTTCTCTTCCTCATCTGTAACAAATACCAAAAACTAAACAGCTGTTCCACGGGTCGTACGTCTCCGTCGACGAGACCGCCGCACACGCGGAGGTTGGGGGGCAGCCGCCGCAGCTGCCGCGTCTGCTACCGCCGCGGCCGCCGCCGCGGCCGCTTCCGCTTCGGCCTCTCGCCTCCTCCGGCGCCGCTCCGCGATCTCTGCTCTGCGTTCCGCCACGAGCCGTAGCCTACGAGCGTTCGTCGCAGCGGCGTGGCGCCTAGCCCTCGATAGAGCAGCTCTCCGCCTCTGTGCCGCGGCGCGCTGCTCTTTGTACCTCCGGAGACCGCGCCTCAGTTGACTAGCTGTCCTCCTGCCGTTCCTCTGTCCCCACTGAGCCCTGTAATATGCTCTAACTCGTACGGGTTCATCATCTGTGAAGCGGGTTCCTGTGGCCCGCATAAGTGTAGTCCCGACTCCCCATCCCGTATTGTCCGAAGGGCTTATGAGAATAGACATTGGTTCGGTCGGAGGGTACGGTCCTGCTATATCCGCCACGGTTTATTGCAAGGTCGCGCTAGATGACACCTTAGGGGCCACCCGAGCTAAGGATTTGTAGATGTATGGGCACGGTCTCCGCCTATCGTCAGTCACACAGATTCTCTGTACGCCGGTCAGTAAGTTTTTAACCGGTTGGTCACCGTGATCTGTAACAGAAGGCAGATTGTCGCTAATCCAAGTTACAGTTCCATAAGGGGGTTGCATAAGTATCTGATTGTTCGGGAAGCGGTTGAACACCAACGTCGTGTTCGTCATTTGCTCCACCAGCTGAGAGTACACGGCCCCCGTGTTATACACCAGCTTCTGGTACAGGGGAAACAGCTCCATGCCTATAACAGGGAGCGTCTCCGTGGACGAGGAGTTGTCACTGAAAGTAATGGGGGCCTTAAAGGCGTTCGGCAGAGACCAGTAGAGCTGCCCAAGACCCCCAGTAACATCCGGAACCGTCAGAAGGGTACTGTCGCGTACGCTTCCCCCGTTATTGTAAGCGAGGGCCCAGGACCTGTATAGGGTCGTCCACCCTCCACCTTCTCCCTCTATGACGTTATAGGAGACACCATCGTCGTCCGCCTGCACGGGCTGCGTAGTCCCTGGATATACATTCAGGTCCAAAAGGGCGGGCACGTTTCCTCCCTGCAGGTCGTCGTATGTAATCACAAAGCCGGACTGATAGGGCTTCCTCTTTCTTATCCCCAGCATGTTACTGAGACGCGACTGGCTAAAGTCCACGGCGCAGTTTGGCAGCAAGATGATATCGGGATGAAACGCTTTGTATGTGTATTTGCCTGGAGTGACCAAGGTGGTAACGGGATCCTGGCCTAGAGCAAAATTTCTTGTGTCTATTTTCACACCTATGTCCGACACAAGCACGCCATTCTGCCGTCCATTGGCAAGGTAGTTGTTTAATATAGCATTGTTCATGAGATCTATCACTTCGTTTAGCGTGTAATTGCCCTCGGGGATAGAGAGATCGAACCACTCGTACACAGGAGAGCTCGGGTCCGTCTTGTCGACCATGAGTTTTGCGCGGAAACTGGAACTATTGTTGTACTCCGTGACATTGGGGCAGTTTGTTTTGAGGCTTGTCTTCAAGTTCCCCACCCATCTAGACCTGTCATCTAGCGTTATGTTCTGATTAGCGGCCGCCTCGGGACTCAGGTCCGCATTGTGGATGATATTCGTGTAGTAGTTACTGTGGTCGTTGTCGTAATTCAGGGATTGTATGTCAGAAGTTTTGTTGTCGATAAAAAAAATCCGTGTTGTGTCTTGCAGAGGAGCAAAAGGAGGATACGTAATACTCGTCCTGCCCTCCGTAGGGGCCATTATCCTCGGAGGAGGAACGTACGTCTCCATCTGTCGAAGATGAGCGACAGTCAGGTACGTCTACGAGAGGGCACCCTTGGGAGCTAGGTAGGCAAACGGGTTCTGTCTTTCCACCGCCCTCACTCCTTCCCCGAGCAACGGACTAAGCGGTGGGATGTCTTCTTCTTCTGTCTGCCCCTCCTCAGAGGCGTTAGCCTCCGCAATTCTTCGCAGGCGCCTCCTTACTTCTTCCCTTGCTTTTCTGTCCCTGAGCCGCTTTATCCGCCGACGGGTCTCAGGCGCGAGAGCGGATGCCGTGAGCACCCTAGCCAACTGACTTGCTATGGGAGCAGAACCAGGCAGGTAATACTCAGAAGCCGCAGCAGCCAATGACGGTAACACCGCACCAGCTAACCGCCTAGCCACAGGAGTATGAGAGGTGTCGGACGTGCCACTGGTCTGCACAGAATACTCGGACGGGGGTACAGACACCCCGCCGGTGGGCACGGATGCCTCCCTGGCCGTCTCGAACTCGTCCCAGTCGTAGTCCTCCGGCTCCGCCGGGTACGTGGGAACGGGCCGCGCAGCATCCGCAAAGAAGTCCCCGTAGTCTTGCGTCCAGAACGACTGGGGCGGCAACCAGTGCTTATTAGCATAGATCTCCCGAAAATAGGACGGGGAGTGCTGGAGGGCTATCATAAAGTAAGATACCAGTCTGCGGATAAACGCCCCATTAGCCGCATAAAAAGAGGGGGCAAAAGAGAGGTGTATATTTTCTAGAGCGGCCGCTGGGTCCTCTCCGTTCGCGTCTATGCGGTCCACCAGGCTGGATTGGAGAAATCGCAGTATCTGTGCCTGCCGGGGAGTAAGGGCCCGAGGGGCCTCTATTTGGCGCTGTTTCCCTTTCAGTAAGAAACCCAAGGTCTGAGACAAGTCTGCGCCCACGGAGCCGGTTTCAGCCGCCAAGCGGGTTATCTCGCTCTCCGTCTCCTCCGGGGTTTCTAGGGACGCAGAGACCGTGTCCCTGTAAATGGCCATAAGGGCCGATATGAAAGTATCGGGAGAGAACGTGGTGGCATTGGTAAATGGAGCAAGAAGCAACATGAGGACCCTTGTGTTTGCGCTGAGTTTGCTTGAGACAGAAGACGGAATGTCTTCGCCCTCTAGAACCACGCCCCAAAACGCTTGCAGGTTGGAGAACGCAGCGTTCAAGTTGACGGTGTTAACTCCACGTATGTTCACCTGCAGCATTGTGTCGGGTCCGGAGCGGAAAACAACACAGTTGGGCGCTTCATTAACAAAAAGCCGCAAAGTCTGCTTAAAGGCCTCAAAGTTTTCTTGCCCCATGGGGACCGTGGGAGGAATGGACGACAAAAAAGCATTCAGGACAGCTTGGTTGGACAGCGAACGGACATCCGTTCCGCGTATTGCCTCCGACTGCGCTACCCTGATGTCCCTCAGCAACGTGTTGATAGTTGTCTGTGCATTGGAGCCGTTGTACTTGTGCACCCTCGTCAAAAGGTCGGAGAAGACGGGGGCTCCCTCCTCCGGCCTCAAGGCGCCCACTACAATTAGTTCTTTCACCAATGCCGCAACCTTCGAAGCCGTTTCATCTTCCCGCGGAGGAACAACCGCGTTCTCTAGGGCAGTGAGTTTATTTGCAAGAGGCTGTCGTCTAAAATTCTCTATCGCGGTATTGCTGCGGTTCACTATTATCGAGTCCACAATTTTTTTCGTCCATTCCGAGCTAGGAGGCTCCATCCTTAATCTTCTTCTGGTTCGCTCTCCTCCTCTGTCTCCGGCCCTTCCAGCGCTGTGCGTAAGCTAAACATGTAAGACTCGTCACTGTCCTCTACTTCCCTCTTGCATTTCGGAAGCGGAAGGCGAGGAGTCGTGTTTCTTTCGTAACATCCGACAGCCTGGGCTAAGGCGAGGACCCCACATATGACCCTCCGAAAATAGATACTCGTTTTGGCCAGTTTATCTGCAGACGGGTAGTGGCCTCCTGCCGCTTTCTTAGCAAAGTGGAGAGACAGGCGGTTGCAAGTGACATTCAGGGCGGCGAGCTGTGCTCCTACGTGCCTTTCCTCCTCCACTATCATTTCTATTACTCTCATCAGATCCAAAAACCACTTCTGGGTGGACTCTCCCTTTTCATTTTTCTCCCCTGCCCGCTGCAAGGCCCTTCGAATAACGGCATTTTGGGTGTGCTGTTGAATAGCTGCCATTTGCACCGCTAGTTCATGCTTTGGGGGACTCTCCACGTAGCTGTGCAGAAAATCGCTGAGGTATATAACTCCCAATCTTGTACTGTGTTGGCGCAGCAGCTGCCTGCATGTCATCATGAAAGTGTCGTGGGCCCATTCCTCCAAGTTGTCAGTGTGAGTTGCATTTCTTTTCAACTCCGCTGCCTGAATATGCCGCTCCGCCGGACTGGATGCTGGCATGTCGGGGGAAAAGTCATCTGGGCACAGAACCTTGCCCATATCTACGGTTATGGCTTTTCCCGCCTTGTAGGCTAAGTCCCTCTCTTCCGCCATTCTGGGCTCTGCATCCCTAAACACATCTTTGGGCCTTTTCGGGCCCGCAGAAGCCCCGGAGTGATCAGCGCGCTGCTCCTTTCTCGCTTGCAACTCCTCATCGGACCTCACTGCTATACCGCAGTTACTCGGCGCAGGCATTTCATCCCCGTCAGCGTACTCCTGCCCGGCCCGCATATTTCTCATAATGGGATGCATCTGTTGAAAGACAGGACGCCTTCTCAAAAAAGTTTTTGCTTCCCAGATTCGAACGTGGCGGCGATTGACAGGACAGAGTCAGTACACGTTGCGATTTATGAGACTTACAACGAGCCTTAACGACAGAGCCGTATGGCGGCGCCTGGTGGCCACCGTCCGGGGCACTCGGTGGGCAAGCAGGTTCTACACCTACTCTTACTCTCAACTCAGAGATCTGAGACCCGGAGGTCCTACCACCTCTGCACCTCCGTTTGTGGGTCTCCCGCCGCCGCACCTCCTACTGGGATACTACTACGTTGCCCGCACTATGAACGACTATCTGTTCGACCAGAGGACGTACAGCAGCCTCAGCTACGAAGAGCGAGCGGAACCGAGCCTACGCGACAGGCATTTGCACTGGAAACTGCTGTCTGACTGCTCCTACAGTATCAACACGGGGGCTTTCATTCGAGCCCTGGAAGACACTGACGACTTCGACGAAACTGTGCATCAAATACAAAACGCAGTCGTAATGGACAGGATTCTGAGCACAATAAATGCCGCCGCGGAGCCCATACAAGGTCTTGGAGCGGCGATCCGTCAGCAGAACTCTAACAGGGGAGGAATAGCACCTCGTCCGGACTTCGCAACCCACTACGCCCTCAGCACTCACGGGCACAAAAACGCAGAAATATTACGCGCCATATGCCGAACAAAAAAAGCGCTTTTCCACTTTATCCAAGCATGCAACCGCCCCTCCCCGAGCGAGCGCACCCTTGACTCACCTTTAGATGGAAACTGGTTAACACGGCTAGTTGAGCAGCTGGAAACACTCCAGGTCACAGCAGACCCTGCAAACATAGACACAGTAAGAAATTTAGCCCTTGTCATGGCCATAGGGAGAGGCCCATTGCGCGGGGGAGCCATCACTCTCCGATCCGGCACGAGAGTAGGCCTACCATACCAATTACGCCAAAGGGACGGCAGGCAGGCCGTCACCCAAGAGATACGGCGGCGTCGCGGGCAAGCCATTCAGAACTTTATAGACTCCTTACCTCTTCGCCAACGTCGTGTCCCACCTGGCGCAATTAGTGACGAGTCAGAGGAACCTGAAAGAGAAATATCAGTGTCACCTCTGCAGCCAGAAGCCGTAGAAGTGAGTAGGGATGAGCTGCCCGGGCCCAGCCGGTCCCCTGAGGAAGAAGAAGAAATAGAAGACACTTATAATGAAACCATCGTAGCTACGCTGGTGGACCTCCTGCAGGCTCTGGAAGACGAGCTCACTCCTGAAGCCAGGAGGAGTCCGTTCTTTCGGTTCGGAGTAGAATTTTACGAGCTCATGGTACAGACCATCAACCGGGAATCGCTTACAACGGCCTTCGTCCGTCGGTGGCTACTAAACTTCTTCGTCGTGGAGCACATAGCCAGCACGCTGCACTACCTGCAGAGCAGACTAGCGAGGGACCGAGTAGCACGACAACACATACTCATCAACTTCTGCCAAGTAATAGTACGAGGAAGGGATCACCAAGGAGAAGAATTGTTTACGCGCCTGTGGTCAGAGAACTACACGGACAGAGCGCCTTTAGTACGCCTTTACAGACGAATACTACAGGACTACCTGGCTTTAACAGAAAACGTACAGGAGCCCCACGGTTTTCAGGCCCAGGAAGAACGAGATCAGTTACTACAGGACATAGACTTTGTGCAGGACAGTGGAAATCCGGAGGAAGTTTTCAGGCAGTTCCAGGTGAGCGATAGTGACATAGACTCCGTAGAAGTAGCTATCCGCCTAAAAACCTCTGGTCTTGTGGCTCTTTCCAGGAACGCAGACGTTATTGCAAGCTTTGACCGACAACGCGCCGCAGCAGTACGAGAATGGAGGCAGCACAATCTACCACAGTAGGGCGTCTGAGGAGCACTAAGGAAGCGTACGGCAAACTAGACGGAGAATGTGTCAAAGTCACCTACTTCAACAACACCGCTCAAGCATTGAAAACCTACTGCGCTCTAAACCGGATACCTTTCTCTCCCAGAGCGGTACTAACTCCGGAAGACGTTGAAAGATGCTTCACCACCAGAGGGCCGTCTACTATAGCCGTGTACGCGCTCAGTCGGGGATCGATAACACGCCGAGTAATCACTGTCCCAATACAAGAAGAAACAGAGCCCATATCGCTCCTTATGCTGAAGAACAAGCAACTCCACCTTGTAAAAAACATAAAGGCGCAGCAGCGCTGCGACGACTGCCTCACTTACTTCCAGCACAAGCACGTATGTAAGGCTCGGAAGAGAGAGTACGTGCAACACCTCATCAAGCCTGACACAAGGCAGCTGTGGGAAGTCATAAAGTTTAGCCCTGTAGGGTCACCCTCGAGCACGCGGCGGTTATACGTGGTGTACGACATAGAGACATATACCTACCATTCGGCCTACGGCAAACAACTCCTGCCGTATATGCTCGCTTTCTCCCTCATGGGAGACTCGGCACTCGTCCGGACCGCACAGGCATGTGCAAAGGAAGTAGGATTTGTGGAGGACCGCTGCTTCTACATTCTGTCAGCGAAAGCCGACGCCATCGGGACCGCGTTCAAGGCCTTCCGACAGCGGCTTCAGATGGCTGCGGCCCGCTCGTGGTGGAACGCCTTCTGTCGAGACCAAGGCCTTTGCCCTAATGCAGACATCAGCTTCGCCCAGCTCAAAAGTATGCACAAGGAGGGAAAACTGCTGAAAGCCAAACCATCTTTCACAGAGATAATAGTCATAGGACACAACATTACCGGCTTCGACGAAATAGTACTCGCGAGCCACGTCCTCGAAGGAATACGAAAGGAGCAGCTCCCTATGTTTGACATACGCAGGAACTTCTTACCGAGAGCAGGAAAACTGCTTTTTAATGATGTATTCATGGCTATTCCTAATCCCACGTACGTAAGGCCCACAGCAGACACGTTCCGACGGTGGAAATCCGGAGCAGTAGAAGCAGAGGACATGAAATTCCAGGGTATTAAATTCATGGTACGAGACACGTTCCTACTCACTCATTCCTCTCTAAGGCAAGCGGCCAAAGCCTACAACCTCGAAGTTGCCAAGGGTTACTGTCCGTACGAGGCTATTAATGACTACTTCCGTACGGGCCGTTATGAAGCCGAAGCCGACGGGTACCCCGTGAGACGCTACTGGCAGTCCGACGAGGAATACAGAGCGAACAAGCCGAAAACCGGCACCCCATACGACCTGTTGGCCGAAGCGACAAAATACTGCATAGAAGATGTTCTAGTTACCGCTAGCTTGGTCCGGAAGCTGTGCGAGGGATATCAGCAGTTCTGCTCGGAACAGATGGGATTAGACTGCTCCTTCCACGTTTTCCAGCGGCCTACGATTAGCAGCAACACCCACGCCCTGTTTAAGCAGCGCCACTACGCCGCAGAGGACAACCCGAAAACATACCTACCCAATATACAGGCTCCGTCCATGGAAATGTATGACCACGTCCGCGAGAGCGTCCGGGGGGGCCGGTGCTACCCTTCCGTACTGGGAATAGTGGAGGAGGCCGTCTATGTATACGACATATGCGGCATGTACGCCAGCGCCCTCACGCACCCCATGCCGTACGGGCGGACCCTAGACGCCCTGTCGGCCGGCGCTGCTGTGCACTCTCTGCAGCAGCTCCTGGATGCAGGCGCCCCGATTTCATACTTCGACAGCGCTGTGCGACCTATGATAGTCCGCATAGACGCCCTCCCTCCGCCACTAGAGCGCCTCGACACACTACCTCCCTTGTGCTCGAGGAGAGGAGGCCGCCTATGCTGGACAAACGAACAGCTTATAGGAGAAGTAGTTACGTCGATAGACATAGTCACCCTCCACAACAGGGGATGGAAGGTCTCCATCGTCCCGGACACATACAACTCCGTGTGGTCCTCCTGGAAGTGCATCTGTCGAGAGTACGTTAAACTGAACATAGAAGCAAAAGAGAAGGCTGACAGGGAAGGCAACCAGGTAATGCGGTCAATAAGCAAACTTCTGTCCAACGCTCTCTATGGCTCTTTTGCAACACGTATTGACAATAAACAAGTTATTTTCGAAAACGACCTCACCGAAGACGTACAGAGCAGGATCACCTCAGGGAAGGCAGAAATAGTTTCACAAACCACGGTCATCAGTAGGTCTCTACCGAAACTGGAAACGTGGAGAACGTTCTTCAGCTACCTACCTGATAGTTCTCCCGCGGAAGACCTCGAAGACGACGCGCGGGGGGATGGGAGCGGCGCTTTTATAGGGGAAGCAGGTCACGTGACTTTCAAACCATTTAGTGTGCTGGAGTCTGAATGCGACGATTTAGTTCTGTCCGTTGTGGAGGACCGCTCACCTTGGACAAAGAACTGCCGCTACCCGACCCAAATCGCGTCCTTCGTGCTGGCATGGACCCGAGCGTTCACAAGTGAGTGGGCTGACATCCTATTCAGCGATAGCCGAGATACCCCTTACTGGAGGCGCCCCCTCGTAGCTGTGTACGGGGACACTGACTCGCTTTTCGTGACGGAGAGAGGGCGTCACCTCATGGAGACAATGGGAGCACACCGCCTGAAAAAAAACAACAGCCAGCTTGTATTCGATCCCTCCAACCCATGCTTGACCTGGGTAGCGGACTGCGAGACTGTGTGTTCGGCATGCGGGGGAGACGCGTACGCACCTGAGTCAGTTTACCTGGCTCCAAAGCTTTACGGCCTACAAAAAACGGTGTGTCGCGAATGCGGCAAGGAAGGAAGTGGGAAGCTTAGGGCAAAGGGGCACGCCAAGGACTGTATCACATATGACCGTCTCAAGTCTTGTTTTCTAGACCACCACCTGACGGAGCGCCCCGACTCGTGCTACCAGACGGAGAGACGAACCATAAAGAAAACGCTCTCCACGGGCAACCGGACGAACCGCCCGTTCACGGTAGTCGAGCAGATGCTACGACGCACACTGCGACCCTGGGTGGACAGGACTATGAGAGCGGGGTCGTGGACGACAACAAATTGCCTCCTGTACCCGTACGATGTGAAGCACCCCAACCCGAGAACCGATGCCGTATTGACCGAAAATCCGTTCTGGGACGATACATAAGTGAGTGTCTCCGGTGGAAAAAAGAAGTACAGCTGATAGAGCCTTCCATCTGCAAAGAACCGTTCCCCGATGATGACTTAATCTTCGCGAAAGCAGGAAAGCACGCCTTCTTGCTTTCCCAGTTGCACAGCCACGCGGAACAATACGCCAAGATACTCACAGACTCGAGGCACCTATTCCCCGGGGGGGAACTAAAGAGCATAAATCACGGCGTGCAGCCCTTCATCGTGACCGTCTACGGTCCCACGGGATCCGGGAAGAGCCAATTTATCCGAAATGTCCTATCAAGTCGACTTATAGACCCCGTCCCCGAAACGATCTTTTTCGTTACGCCCGAAAAAAGCACCGTGACCCCCGAAGAGAAGCTCGCGTGGGAAGCGCAGTGCGCAGAGGGGAGCCGCACGGCGCAGAACGAGCCGCTAGGAGCATCGCTGGTGCCAGCATTCGTAGCTGTGTCCTTCCCCGAGGCAGTTAGCGACGAAAACCTGAGCCTGGAGAACCCAAACAACATATTTTCCAAAGCTGCACGAAAAGGCCCAATTTGTATCATTATCGATGAATGTATGAACCAACTAGGAAGCTGCCACTCCATAAGCATGTTTTTCCACGCCTTGCCCTCGAAGATCTTCGGCCGCTACCCAAAGTGCAACGGGTATACCGTCATAGTGGTGCTGCACAACATGAACCCCCGCCACGACAGAGGAAATATAAAGGACCTCAAGATACAAAGCAAGTGCCATATCATCAGCACCCAACTAGAAATGGCCCAGATTATGCGATTCCTGCGCTCCTACTCCTTCGGCTATCCCACTGCGCTCCTCCCAGTCCTGCGAGACATAGTCAGCCACGCGAGAATGAACACCCCGTATAGCTGGATAATATACAATAACGTGCCAGTGAAAGAGAGTCTACGCTGGTCCTTCTATACCCCATGCAGTGGCCTGAGACCAATATTCATGAACTTGCAAACTCTTTTCTACATGTCCTGCCAGGAGATCCGCCGCGTTTTCAGAAAAAGAGCATACTCCCAAATGCAATACATAAAACGACTGAACGCGTTAGACTTCTAAAGTTTTACTGTTGACACAGAGATGCAATAAAGACGGCTGTAGAATCGATGCCACTGTCTCGCAGTTCTTGTGCGTCCTGTCGCGACACCGGTCCTTACACTTAGGGCCCAACCACGCCATTAGAGCAATAAACACGCTTGCCGTGTAGGGTCGCGGGAGGTTGTGCACGGCGGTCCTGGCCTTGTCTTCACAGCTCCCCGAGCATAGGCTGTCCAGCTCTCCGAACATCGGGTTAGACGTCACGTTCAGAATAAGGTTCCCCAGTCGCCAAAGTCGCTCTTGGTGTAGAACAGGGTTATTCCACCACAAGGACCAGGGCGAAAGCGTGGTCTCCAGCAGAAGATCGGTTACCTCTGGCACCGTGAGAGACTTCAAGTGTGCCACGAGGCACGAGTCGGTTTCGTCCCTCGTCTCCGAGGCGGAACACTGGCATGCCATTTTCCCGTACCTAAACGCACAAAACACCTTCCTAGATATTACCGTCGAGCTACATGTACGGGCTAGGCAGCAGAGAACATTGCCCATTTACTCGCCGTCGCGCGCCGCGTGAATTTCGCCTCGGTATGCTAGACACCGAACTCATCACCGGGGGGGCCATACGGAGGCGGCGCCGGACGACCAGACGTCGCCGTCGCAAGACAACGCGGAGGCCCACAAGTCGCGAGAAACCAAAGGTAGTATACCGGGTGATATATAAACCTCCCCCCGTCAGAAGATCCGTGGGGACGCCGCTACAGCAGACCCCCGCACAACCTTCCCGCAGCAGGGAAGAGACTTGGCAGCACATTAGAGCCGCTATCGCCAGCGCTCAGCCGCCACCGGCACCGATAATCATTCAAGCTCCCCCTCCTCCTGCTCCTGTCGTTGCGCACGTCCCGCCTATGGTATTGCATCCCCCGAAGGAAGAAGACATTTATTACGATGCAGTCAGCACCATGCCGTCCCGTAGGCCAGCCGACGGCGAGGCCGACTCCGACAAGATAGCAGAGAGGAAGCTATCCATAGACGAAGTGCTGGACGTCCTGATGAACATACCACAGCGTCTCCGGAAGACACTGCTGACCAGTCTGTTTGGGGTTGCCGTGGGTGCGGTACTTGACATGTTGCTAGGTAGCCCTCTGGGTCTCACCTCGAAAATAATAAGAGGCTTGCTCCGCCTGATTCCTGGGGGCTGGATGGTACTGAGCGCCATGGACGGCCTGGGTTACCTACTGGGGAAGGGTAAGGACGTCCTCATGCTGCCCTACGATCCGGGATTCGTTGACATGGCGAATCGCATCCGACCTAACATGACAGAAAGGACCGCCGAGGACATCGCCAGAATAGCAGACCAGCAGACGGGAGCCAACACGTTTACGGCTAGTTTGGCAGCGCTAACTTCTCTGCTATTTCGGCTGCCGGAGAACTAAAGACCGGGAACAATGAAAATCACCGTCATAGAAAAAAAATTACGCTGTTTTTTACGACAAAGCCCGTCCTTAAACCCGAATACGAAACCACAGTGATTTTTACAAGAAACAATGAAAGATAGAAAAAATAAAGTCTATAAAATTCGCTTCCGGTGTCCGTTCCACTGCTATTCCCCCCATTTCCTGTCCGCCCGGATAAATTCGCCGCTCACTCAACAAAAAAACTGCATCCCACGCATGCTCGGTCCGTAATATCGCCGCCATGTTTTTTCCTTGTTCTTATATTTGATTG